CCCGACATACCATCAGCTGTGAGTGCACCTGCTTGGCTAAGTTCACGGAAGTTATCAGCAACTTGTTGTATCTGAGCTAGAGTAAATTTAGTAGTCTCTGCCAGCGCAGTCATTGCTGCACCCAGGAACGGTATACTGGCGCCCATTTTGGATATGGCACCAGTTACCGAATCCACAACACCGTTTAGCTGGCTAAAACTGTTGAATCCATTGGTGCCAAGGTCAGCAAGAGTATTGGCCGCACTCTTACCGATATTGCCCAGCTCGCCAAGCGCCTTGCCGGCGCCTTCAATAAACCGGCCCAGTTTTAGCATTCTTAACTGAGATTCTGCGGTGGTGTCACCTAGTCGTTCAAGTGTGCCGGCCAACGTATTCTGTCTGTCTGACACAGCCAACATGTCACGTGCCTGCATGGCCGCATAGTTCGTGAGCAGAGCTTGTTCTTTCTGATATTCGTTATATCGCTCTCGAGCTATGTCTTTGGCACTCTTGGTAGCAACTTTGGCAGATTCTTGTTGTGACTGTCTGACTGATTGACCAGCTGCATCAATTTCACTAGCAAAATCTGCCACTTCTTGGGCAGCTTTTTCTTGAGCGTCAGCTGCACGGTCTACTTCTTTTACAAACTGCGCCAGGCTACGCTCTTCGGCTTTTTTGCCACGAGTGTTTTTGTCCAGTTGTGCTGCCAGCTTGCCTATAGCAGTAACAATTCGACTGGATGATCGATCAAACGCTACACTGGCTTTTTCTACTGGATCTCCTTTGCCAGTGGAGGACGGGCCCAGCGCTCGCAATGTGGGCACAAGTTCTCTAAGCTGGTTTATCAAATCCAGTAGCAGTTGTTTATCTTTATCGTCCATGGTTATCTGCGCCTATAAATATTAGGCTACATGTTATTTACCGAAGAGGAACACCATGGACCGAAACCCGTTACAACAATATTTTAGACAACCCGCTGTCTACATTCGTTTGCCTTCCGAAGGCAAATTTTATCCCCCAGGCTCTATTGAAATACCCCCCAACGGTGAACTGGGTGTGCTGCCCATGACCACCATGGATGAAATTACCTATCGCACATGGCATGGACATTGTCACACAGTGCCCCAGCTGCAGTGCCACCGGCGAATACACTATTGACCTACGTCAAGTCATGGATCAAATCAAGGCTCCGGACTATGGCCAGATGCTAAGACTGGGAGACCTGGAGATTCACTTCCGTCCCATGAGCTACCACCAGATGAATGCCAACTCCTTGGTGCAGTTTGAAGAACAAAAGAGCATACAGATGTTGCAGGATGAATCTATACCAGAAGAGCAACGAATCCGTACTCTGGGTGCTATGTTGAAAAAGATCACCTCGGCCACCGCCAAGGCTCTAGCCGAAAATATTGCCTACATTCAAACACCGCAGACCATGGTTGAAGATCAGGCTCAGATTTTTGAGTGGCTGACCAACAGTGATCGCGCCACGTTCAATCAAGTGAAAGAACATATCTTAAATCTCAAGGCATCAGGTGAACTCAAGCCAGTGCACATCCGGTGCGACGAGTGTGAACACGAGCATGATCAGTCATTTACCCTGGATCTTGGCAATTTTTTCGAACAAGGCTCCTGATTCTCTCGCCAGATCAGGTGGCCAAAGAAGTTGATGGCATGGAACGCGAGTGTTCGGACCTGCGCAATGACAGCATCAAGATCTGCTGGTACATGCGAGGCGGGGTCAGCTACAACGAAGTCATGGCCATGAACCTCAAGGAACGTCAGCTGGTCAGTGCCCTGATCAAAGAGAATCTTGACACTACCAAAAAATCTGGATTACCGTTTTTCTAAACATGGACATTACTCAAGCACGTCAGGACGTGATCAACTGGATCACAGGGTTTGTGGAAAAACCCAATCCCTTGCTGAATGGCTGGGCGCCCTGTCCCTATGCTCGTGCTGCCCGTTTGCGCGGCGAAGTGGACATACGCATGGGCACAGTGCCTGCTGAAGATTTGCAAACATTTGTGGCCCAGGGCCTGGGTGACCATCAAGTGGTGACTCTGATCTACGACGCTGACATCTGGGATCTGGAACAATTTCGTGCCAGCTGGCGCAGTCAAATTGAACACCTGAGGCCACAGGGCCTGTATGTGCTAGAAGATCATCCCGGTGAACCCGAACAGGTGCTGGGTGTGAGCATGAATCAAGGCACCTATGCCTTGTTGTTTGTGCAACTGCTGAGCAAGCTGGAAGAAGCAGCAGCACAGTTGGCCCCACGTGGCTATTATCATGACTGGCCTCAGGAATATCTGGCAGGGTTGTTTGAGGGCCGACAGGACCCCACAGCATGAGCTATGCCTATGCCAGAATACGCTTGGCCAGCACTGACTATGTGCCTGTGGTTTCATGGCAGTGGTTGAGAGAACCCTGTATACCACAGCTGAACAAAATCTATCAAGACTACTGTAGACACAAGCAGTTTGCCAGTGTCATGCCCATATTTGACAGCGACTACACGTCAGCTGACAACGATGTGATTGGCTACCTGGTCCAAGATCAGCTGGTGGCCTTCAGTATCATACACCGGTTTGACGACAAAAATGCACTGTGTGCACAATTTGCCTGGACCTATCACAATCCACGCATGAGACTGGGCATTGAAAGTCTCAAAACTGAATGTGCAATTTATCGTGACCTGGGATTTGATTATCTATACCTGGATCAGGCTCACAGCTACAAACACCAATTCCAGGGTTTTGAACTACTAGGACCAATCTAACATGGCAGACATTTACACCATATGGGCCAACAAGGCCGGCGACATCTCAGACTCAGACTGGGTCAACAACATGAAGGGATTCTTTGATCACTTGGTGAGTGAGGGACGCATGGAAACTTACAGAATCACACGTTGCAAGATGGGATTCCGTAGCATTGCAGACCTTCCGGAATTCATGATACTCATGGAGTTTCGTGACATGGCACAGATGGATAGTGCTTTTAAACGAGTAGCACCACTCAAAGGTGAACTCGAAGACAAGCATCGCTCATTCAATCAGTTTGTGGATTGCTCAACAATACAACATGCCTTGTTCAGGGATTGGCCTGATGTATTTGAATAACACAGCAAGATGTGCTAGCGCACATCTGTGTTTCGCTCTCGCTCACACCTGTAGTTGATTCAATAGTAACAACACAAGAGCGAAGCGAGTATTACATTCATCTAGATAGAGTGGTCACACTTTGCCCTGACAGGGCAAAGAACTGGATTTCATCTGAGTATCACAGTCACCTAGCGTTAGAGCATTGCAGAGGCGGTTGTCCTGTACCTCGAGCTCCGTCTTTATACAACGGCAATTGATACTGCATACGCTAACACACAATACCAACCTGCTGCCCCGCGGCAGCGTCTTTTTAGCCTTTTTATTATGTTCAAACAGCAAAACCGCGGCAATTTGCGATCTTCGTCCGGTCAAGGATAGTTGCTGAGTGCTCACTGCAGCGGTGAGTCTTACATCCCTGTGATCCTAGATCCAGGTGTGGTGTATCCGTTGTTAGCCGATACTAGCCGTTAACTGCTTAGTTTATTGAGTATGTGGGAGCCGTGAATTCGACAGTTTATGATGCCATTGTAGTAGTCAGTGGATTCTAACACACGTCTTTGAAATTGTTCGCGAGCCTCAATATAGCTGCATTCAGCTTTGCTTTTGCAGTAATACAGGATTTCGCGGGAGAAGTTTTCTGAGCCTAGGAGTTCAATATCACGGAGAAGTTCTGGACTGGAACCATAATAAGTTTGCCAGTCACTGTCGATTTTGTTCTTGATGCGTTTGCGTTTTTTGTTGCCGTTCTTGAGCTTTACTACTTTGTATGTGGTTTTGGAGAATTTTGCTAGTTTTTTGCCTATGTACATGCGACCCGACAACTTGTTACAGATGAGGTAAACAAATCCTGCACAGTCTTCGGGGAGTTGGGTAATTTCGGTGTTTTCATAAAGCCAGGTCATGCACTGCTAGTTATGACAAGTCAGTGGCATGGTTAAAATATGTAAATCCGTTCTCTTTGACCACTCGCAGGATGTTGTTGACTCGCCCGGCCAGTTCATCGCGGTGACTCACCAACCACACACTCTTGTTGCGTTCGCGACTCATGTGCTTGAGAATGGCCAAACTGTTTTCCATACCTGCTGTGTCCAGGCCTGAATCCATGAGCTCGTCAATAAACAGCAGATTGATCGGGGTGTAGAGACTTTCGAAAACATCACGGAATGCCCAGCTCATGCTGAGAATCAAGCGATTGCGTTCGCCACGACTGAGGTTGTCAAAGTCCAGTTCACGACCCAGTTCGGATATGGTAACTGTCAAGTCGTTCTGGAACGTGACCTGATGCGGCAGGCCAATGGCATAGAGATAGTGTGTGAGTCTGCTGTTGAGATAGCTCAAGTTCTGGTCAATGATCTTTTTGCGCACAAACGAATCTTTGGATGTCAGCAGCTTGAGCAAGAATTCTTGATGCTCTTGCAAGCGAGTAAACGAATTCAAGCGATCATAGCTGATCTGCTGCAGTGCTTGATCCTGCATGTCGGTGATCTGTTCACTGTAGGGATCAACTTCGCCATGCTTGGTGGTGATCTGTTGCAACAGGTTGCTGACCTGTGTGCTGTGTTTGACTGCAGCAGCTTCGGTATCATAGTGCGTGACCGGAGCAGCACCCGGATCACTCACAGGCTCAGCAGTCAAGTGTTCGGTGTAGGGATCTGTTTCGTTCTGCCGTGCTTGGATCTTGGCTTGGATATTGTCCAGTTCACTGGAGTGACGAATTGCCTCGGCTTGTGTGGCATAGTGTGTGGTGGGAATCACTCCCAACACAACAGGATTGGCCACCAGCTCATCCAGCTGAGACCTTGAATCATCCAGATTGCGCTGGCTGGCAGCAAGTAATTCCATCTTGCTGGTCAAAACACCAGTGTGTTGGTCATCGTGAAAATCTTGACCACATGCATAACATCGGTGTTCCTGCAGCGTAGCAACTTCGGCCAACAACTTGCTGTAGTTTTTGTCTTCTTTTGTGATCTCTTTG